AGATGCCAGTTGATTGGCAAATATTGATTGGTGAAAAAGAGCATGGTGATTTGGAAACACTACCATTAACAAGTATCAATGACCGAGGGTTCAATGCATTTGAGTTTAACCCATTGAGTAGTTTTAGTCCTAGCTTTTTACCAATTGAAATCGTAGACATATACCATGATGTAACTTGGTATGCACCTCGATTAAAGAATGGTCAGTTCTTGTGTGTACCGATTGAAGATGGTGATAAACCTAAATGTGTTTATTTTGTAAAAGAAATCAGTAGAAATTGTGAGATAGTAGATTACAGTCAGGCATTTTAAAAGGAGTAATATGTTTAAGTGGTTTGATAAATGGTTAGCTAAAAGAGCCAGAAATGGAATGCAACATCTTAACAACGAAGAAGATGGAAATGATATGTTGGTATGTGAGACAGATGGTCATGACAGACTGCATCGCCGTAATCATAAAACTTCTATGAATTTTACCATCTATTCTGCAAATGGCGGACATGTGTTAGAATATAGTGAGTATGATGAACGTAAAGATGAAAATATCAACACACTACATCTTATTCCAGGTGACAAAGATTTGGGTCAAAGTATTGCACACGTGATTACACTTGAGATGTTGAGAAAATAATGGCAAAAGAAAAAGTCGCAACTGATGAGAAGTTTGAAAAACAAGATGTAGACTTGTTTGATATGCTTGCGGCTATTGATAAAAAAGACTATGGGTACTATGATAGACTGACACCTGAGCAACAAAAGAAGTTTGTTCCCTTTATGATGATTCAATGGATCAGTGCAATCAAGGGCAATAGTGATTTGCAGAATTATTATCTGAGTAGCACAGAGTATCATGCTAATAAGTATTTCTTTAATGAAAATGTCTACAAACATCCCAAGCTACAATGGTTGATGCTGTGTGCGGCTAGCCCTGGTTTAGGTAAACAGTTTCATCAATGGATACCAAACATCAGTCAAAAGGTTGCAAAACTTGAGGCACCTGCTAAACTAAAAGATATCAAGGAATACTATAAAAAGATATATCCTAAGGCTGACCCAAGTGATATTGATGAAGTTAGTAAAGCATACGTTGATGGGCACAAGCGTAAAAAACATCTGGCTGAATTATTCCCTCACTTAAAGCAAAGTGATATTGAAACATTAAATGAGATAACAAGTGATGACCAAATTGCAGAATATGAACGAGACCTTGGAAACTAAATTTACTTGTGATTTTTGTAAACGTGAATTCTTGCGTGAGACTACCATTGCCAAACATGTGTGTGAAAGCAAAAGACGTTGGATGGATAAGGACAAACAGGGCAATCGCATAGGGTTTCAGAGTTGGTTGCAGTTCTATGCCAAGAATACTACATCAAGTAAAAAGAATAAAACATTTGAAGAATTTGTAAAAAGCGCATACTACATTGCCTTTATTAAGTTTGGTAATTATTGTGCAGAGGTAAATGCAATCAATGTCAGTAGATATGTAGATTGGCTACTAAAGAATCAAATTAAAATCGATAACTGGAATAGTGACACAACCTATACAAAATATCTGATTGAGTATTTGCGACATGAAAATCATGCTGATGCAATACATCGTAGTATGCAAACATGTGAGGCACTAGCTGAAGAAGCTGGTATACAACCACATGATATACTACGCTATGGTAATGTAAATCGTATTTGTTATGCAATTACACTGGGTAAGATAAGCCCATGGATGTTATTTCAAAGTGATAGCGGTGTGACTTTTTTAGATAATCTAGGCCCAGACCATGTTAAACTCATTATTGACTATATCAATCCAGAGCAATGGGCATTGAAATTTAAACGAGAACCAGAGAATGCTACAGACATCAAAGACCTACTCAAATCAAGTGGCTATTGATTCTTGGTATGTGGCCAGTGTTCAAGCTCCCGAGGTTCACTACAACCCCATAAACGGACATCGTTATCAGGGCTGGACACCTTGCATAGAGTGGTGTGAAAAAACATATGGTGAAATATCTATGGATAACTACATCTGGCGTTTTATGGGTGAGGGTGTTTTTGAGTTCAAGCATGAACGAGACAGAACATTTTTCTTGTTGAGATGGGCGTGAAGTTTGTGGCTACCATCAAACCCTTTCAAGATTATGACGATGATGATACAGAAATAGACCGTCGTAAAAATCGATGGGATTATTGGAATGCACTTAAACTTGTACGTAAAGAATACCTAGAAAAGACAGGTAGTGAACAGTTTGATGCGTATGAGTTTGAAGATTATTTAGAAAAATACTATGGTGTCAAGATGAACATAGTCAACGGAAATATCACCGATGGATATAAAATAATGGATGAAAAATTATATTTGGTTTTTCTATTAAAGTTCCAATGATATTTGAAAACTATGATCCATCAAAAGATTGGGAACATGACAAATATTGGCACAAAGTAGTCATTGACTTTTCACCGGGAAAGTTTCCTGAAATGATTAGTTGGTTGTATAGCAATATGGGTAAACCCGAAAGACATGCACGTTGGCGTATTATCGATGATACAATACAGTTTAAATTCAGATACGAACGTGACTATATCATGTTCACACTAACATGGCAATAAAATGAAACCCAAAATAGCATTATTCTTAAATCACCCTGAATGTTCGCAAGACTGCGTAAATGGTATGACCTTAGCATTGGGTAATGATTATGACATTAAAACATTTGGTACAACAGAGGTAAATAGCAACTTATTAGCTGATGTTGATATAGTTGCATTTCCCGGCGGTATAGGTGATTCAGATAGTTATGATAAGTTTTTCAGACGCAGGGCAGAAAATTGTATTGCCGACTATGTTGCCAATGGTGGAAGATATCTAGGCATATGCATGGGTGCATATTGGGCGGGTAGCTATTACTTTGATATATTAGAAGATGTGGATGCAGTACAGTACATCAAGCGCCCAACAGCAGATATCAAACGTAGCTATGGTACTACTGCAAGTATTGATTGGAAAGGCATACAACAGGATATGTACTTTTATGATGGTTGTGCATTGATTGGTGATGAAACCAAATTCAAAACTATTGCACGTTATAGTAACGGTGATCCAATGGCAATCATGCAAAATAGAATTGGCATTATAGGCTGTCATCCAGAAAGTCAAAAGTATTGGTATGAAAAACCATGGCAGTACATAGAAAACAAATGGCATGAAGAAAAGCATTATACCTTATTACTTGAATTTGTTAACGAATTAATGCTACAATAACTTATGGCAACACAATCTCTACCTAAATTAATACCTATTAGTAATCTTGGGTATCACACAACCGATAAAGAACGTACATATAAGTCTGGATTTAAAACAGTATACGTGCGTGACTGTGAGAAACGCAAAGAAGACCCAACACAACTTATAAAATGGTGTCGTAGAAATTTTGGTGAACGTGGTGTTGGTTGGGACTTTCAATTTATATCAGGTTGTGTTACAATAGAGTTCTGGGAAGACAAATATATAACCATGTATGAGATGTGGAAAAACTAAAGGATAATTATGGCAAACGATATTATGATAGACATTGAAAGTTTAGATACAACACCTGACTGTGTTATCTTAACTATCGGTGCCGTACGTTTTGACCCTAAGGGGCAAGGTGTAGTTGAACGATTAGAATTGCGTCCTACCATTGATGAACAAACAGAAAAATACAATCGTAGTATTAACGAAGACACATTGCGTTGGTGGAGTGAGCAAAGTCCTCAGGCAATTGAAGAAGCCATGGGAGACCAAGGTCGTGAATCATTTCATGACTGCATGGAAAAACTATATAAGTTTTGTTGGAACCGTCGTGCAGTGTGGAGTAACGGTGCAAGTTTTGACGTTGTGGCAATGGAAAGTGCATGGCGTAACTTAGATATGCGTATACCATGGCCCTATTATACAATACGTGATACACGTACATTATATGAAATTGCAGGAGTCAGTCTTAAAGATGGTGGACATACTACAACGCATAAGGCTGTAGAAGATGCAGAACGTCAGGCTATTGTTGTACAAAAAGGTTATATGAATTTAATTAAAGCTGGATTGATGAGCAGATGAAAATCAATAGTGATATTGATATTGACTTTGGAAACAGAGAACAATTGCTTGATTTGATTAAGCATACTTCTGCAAGTATGCGTAATGTAAATCCTATACGTAAACATGCAAGTGGTATCTATATTACTCCTATTCCCTATGATCCTATTCATGACATGGCAAGTATTGATTATACTGAAGCTGATAAGCGTGGTTATTTTAAACTAGACCTGTTGAATGTACACGTATACGAACAAGTCAAAGACGAGAAACATCTGGTTGAATTAATGGCTGACCCTGTCTGGGATAAACTAAAAGACAATGAGTTTGTAGAAAAATTAATTCACTTAAATGGTCAGTTTTATAACATGCAAAAGATGCCTGAACCTATTGATAGTATCCCTAGACTAGCTATGTTCTTAGCTATCATTAGACCGGGAAAGAAACACTTGATTAGTCAGACTTGGAAAGAAATTAGCAAGACTGTATGGGATAAGAATGATGATGGCTATGTGTTCAAAAAAGCACATGCTATAGCCTATGCACACTTAGTCGTTGTGCATATGAACCTGCTTACGACAACTTTCGGACCAACGTAATACTTTTACGTTTCGACCTGCGTTTACTAAGTTCATTTAGACTAGTGATAGGTCCATGAATAATTACTAGACTTTTATTGTTGAATGTTCTTAGATATTCTTTAAAGGGTGCCCACTCACTCTTTAAGAACAAGTTAATGGGTATAAGTCTGTTGCTTTCCCACCACCACACATCACCCAGTTCCAAAAATTTTTCTTTAGCAGTCGATTCTAGTATAGAACCATAGTCATAAATGGTAGTAACCATCTCATCACGATTCTGCACTATACCTACATAATCTTGACCGGCATACGAACAAACTGTGATAAAGGGATGGTTATCTGTTAGTCTTTTGAAAAATTCTTGTTGTTGTAGATTCATGTTACTCTTATTTATTACTGGGCAACCAAAGTTAATTAAATAAAATTTTGTTAGACTAAATATGTTATAGGAGCCTACATTTGTGTATTCAACAGCCGTATTTTATTATATTCAACGCAATATTGTTGTGCTATTGTCAGGCAATTCACCAA